CGGGGCAATATGAGGGCAATGGAATTGACCTTGGCTTATTTGTACGGCAAGCCACAGCAGCAGCAGACCGCGCCCGACACGGGGCCATTCGTGCTTGAACTCAGCGAACCAACGGAAGATGAAGTTAACGGCCCGGCAGACGCAGGCGTATAAACTTGCCCTCTCCGGGGAGAAGCAGTTCATCTTGTTTGGCGGAGCCATCCGGGGTGGGAAGACTTACTGCCTCCTTCTAACCTTCATCTCGCTTTGTTCTAAATACCCCCGCTCCAGGTGGGTGATTATCAGGCAGAGTATGCCCACGCTTCAGCGAACCACCTTAGTCACCTTCACATCCCTGATGAACCAAGGGCTTGGGGCGCACATTGCCGGGTGGGACAAGCAGAGCCAGATTGTGACTTTCAAGAACGGATCCGAGTTGCTTTTTATGGGCGAGAACTACGACACCGACAAAGACTTTGACCGCTTCAAGGGTCTTGAGATCAACGGTGCGGGGATTGACGAAATCAACGAGTGTCAGGAAGGCTTGCTCTACAAGGTGCTTGAGCGTGCCGGTTCGTGGCTCAATGCCGAAGGCCGACCGCCCATCGTGGTGATGGGGAGTTGCAACCCAAGCAATAATTGGGTGAAGGAACTTGTGTACGACAAATGGAAGGAGAACAACCTTCCCCCCACCTGGGCCTACATCCCCTCCAAGATCACCGACAACCCCCACATCCCGGAGGACTACCTCAAATCCCTGCGCGACAATATGCCTGAGTACGAGTACAAGCGATTCGTAGAGGGCGATTGGGAGGTGCAGGAGAAACCCGAAAACCCATTCTTTATATCCTATGATGCCAAACGACACGAATCCTTCCAACCCACCTTCCGCACCAACCTGCCCATCTACATCTCTCTGGACTTCAACTTGCAGCCATTCTGCGGCATCGTTGCCCAAATATGGAGCGATGAAGACGGAGACCACCTGCATATCGTGGATGAGTTCAACGTGGTTGACGGTTCCATCCCTAAAATGGTTGATACGATAAAAGCCAAGTACGCCCCTTTCCTGTTCTCCTGCCAAATCACCGGGGACGCGATGGGCAAGCGGGGCGATCTATCGCAGAGGGACAACGCGAACTACTACGAACAGCTCGCCAGAGGCTTGGGGTTAAGCCAACGGCAGATACGGATTGTCCCCAACCCGAAGCACGAAAACAGCAGGGCGCAATGCAACTACCTCCTTCAATTCCACCCCGACATCAAGGTGAACCCAAGAAACTGCCCCGGTATGGCGCGGGATATGAAGATGGTGGCGTGTGACGCGAGCGGGACGATTATTAAGCGAAACCGATTTATTATCAGTCAGCAGTCCGACTTTGCCGACTGCTTTCGGTATCTTTGCAACAGCTTCCTGAACGAGTGGTACATCAAACACCTCAAGCGAAATGGTTACAGCAAGTTCGGGCCTAACTTCATCCCTGAAACGAACCACCTATGAGCTGCCTTGAATGCACCGATTGCCTATCCGTAGGAACCTTTGACATCTGTTGCGACAGCATCGTCCTCGCACAGGCCGACCCATCCACCACCTACAAGGTCGTAATCACCGATGTAAGCCTGAACTCCAAGACCACCTACGACTTGACCACCGGGGCGAGTGGCAATATCACCCTCTCCCCCAACGAAGGCGTTTATAGCCCCAATCGCACCTACGAGGTCAGAATCTACCCCGACAACGCTTGCGACTCCAACGACCCACAAGAAATGGAGAACGAACTACACCCCGATGCAGAGTTCTGCTTTTCTTTCCAATTTGAACGCCTATCCTAATGATGACATCCAAAGAACGCAAAGGGCCGAAGCCTTCCAAACAATTCAAAGTTGTTGAAGAGCCTTCCAACCCCGCCCAACCCCCCAAACCAATGAGCAACCAACCCAAACGACTGCACATCTACAAACCCGAAGATGTACGAGGCAATATCACCGGGCCATTTATCCGGCTGACCCTTGGCTACAAAAACCACTTTCTCGGATTGGAAGTGAACGAGAGGTTTATTGGTATCTCGTTGATATTCAAGCACATCGTATTTTCTTTCAAGCCCCAATGACCGACTACTTCGCCTTGGAGACTTTCTTTAGGGCCGTGGTCGTGAGCCTGATGGTCGTGTCGCTCTCCATCTCTATGGAGGACGAACAACTCCTACACGGCCTGCAAAAGCGACTGCGACTCCTTCTCCCCCCGAACAAGTACCCGATGCTCCACAAACCGGTGTACGGATGCGTGGGGTGTATGGCTTCGTTCTGGGGAGGCATCTTTTACCTTCTCACCGCCCCGATTTTCGGCTTCCACCCCCTTGAGATGGCCGTGGTGATGATTATGGGCGTGGCTCTCAATTTCATCTTTATCAAACTGTCGTGATACACAAAATCGCTTACAAACTCTTCAAAAAGGAGTTGACCCAAATGGTATGGGACGAAACCTACAAGCCCGACACAATGAAGGGGCTGAAATTCGCGTTGGTCTGCGAGGGCCACAAGTTCTACATCTACCCGAACATCTTTGACATCCCCATTGAGCGGATGGGTCGGATCCAAGACCTGGTGATTCAGTTGCAGAGGATGGTGAGCAAGGAGGAGTTGGACATCTTCTTGGAGAATATGGAGAACGCCTTGAACGCCTCCGTTTCGGGCGCAGCGGTCAAAAACCTGGCGCAGATCGGCTTTTTGGTCGGGGAGATGCGCAAGAGGAAGGAGATGCTGATTCACCCGGAGGTGATGATGGAGTTAGCCGGTGCGGTGTTGATTCGTGAAGACCAGAACCCCGGTGAGTGGAATGCGGAGTTTGAGCAGAAGAAGGTGGAGTCTTTCAAAAACGCCTACAAGGGCAAGGAGTTGTATGATTTTTTCGTTTTAGCCGGGCTGAGTCAATACTTTCCCAATATCGCACATTTAGAAGAAGATTGGACAATCTTTTGGGAGATGGCGGCCTCCCGGCTGGAAGCGACCCAGGAACTCCTGAAGTCAGAGCTATCGGCTCGGAACTCTACTTCAGCGACCTAAATTGGCGTGAGTTCTTCGTATTCCTTGCGGATGGCGATATCTTTCTGTACAAGGAGTATATGAAAACATCCGTTGAGGATGTCTTAACTTTGCTCAAGCACTTTCAAGAGGAAAGGCAACGCAAGGCTAAACAAAAACCCGATGGCTGATACGATAACCGTAGTTTATGATGCGAATGTAGACTCCCTTAATAATAAGCTGAATGAGATAATTCAGAAGAACATCCTTGTTAAAGGCTCGGTTGACGAGGCAACGAAGTCATTGAAAAATATGGCAGACGCGCTTCAAAAACACGCCTCTAAAGTCCAAATAAACATTGACAATAGCCAAGACTTTAGAAACATCTTGAATGAAGTCACCAAAGTCACCATTGACAATAGGGAGATTACAAAAACGGCCACAAGCACAACCGAAAAAAACACTCAAGCAACTGAAAAGTCAACGAAGGCCAAAAACGAACAAAGTCGTGCGCTTAAAGTAAACACCGACAACTCTCAAGACAACAGCATCCGTTTAACCCAAAACAACAAGGTTCACCACGATTATAGCAGAACGCTCAATCAGACCACGAACAACATTACGAGGCTAAACGCGAAGTTCATTGAGAATAACAAGTACATTGAGGACAACAGGACGTACATTAAAAACATCACAGATAGCTTTAATCGCTATTCTGGTGGGGCTGTTTCCGCAACAAGGTCTCTTCTTGGTTTTTCGGGAATTTTAGGCCAACTTCAAGCCAGGCTTCTAGCCTTTATTGCGATTGATAAGCTCGTTGAGCTTGGGAAGGCGGTTATAGAGGTTGAGCGAAACTTTGAGATTCTTCAAAACCGAATCAACTTTGTCTCAGGAACGACCACGGGCGGTGAGGCCGTTTTCGGCAGGCTTCAAAAAACCGCTAACGACCTCGGTATTGGCATTCAAGAATTAACCGAAGGCTTTTCGGGCTTTGCGATTGCCGCGAAGATGGCGGGGTTTTCAAGTGCAGCTGCCGAGGATATATTCTCCAAGGTCGCAACGGCCCTTCGCGCTGCCGGAGCTTCATCCTTGCAGACACAACGAGCTTTCTACGCCTTGCAACAAATGCTTTCAAAGGGCGTGGTTGCAGCGGAAGAATTGCGTAGGCAGTTGGGTGAAGCATTGCCCGGTGCGTCCGACTTGATGACAAGGGCATACAACCGCTTGCATCCGGGCCAAGAACTGACCAACCGACAGTTCACTAAGATGCTTGAGGAGGGCAAGATTATTTCCGCAGAGATACTTCCAGAGTTCGCGAGGGTATTGCAGGAGGAATTTGGGCCTGCGCTTTCGGGGAAGAAAAACTCACTTGACGCTATTTTAACGAGGATTAGCAATCAGTTTATTGAGCTCAAGAAAAACCTTGGAAACCTTGATTTCATAAAAAACGCCTTTGGCGGGTTGGCTACGTTTTTGACGGACATCAACAACGTAATGACCAACGAGGAGCTTACGTTTAAAGAGAAGGTTGATGGCTTTATGAGGGCCGGGACAAGGCTCAATCAGTTTGAAATAGAGAAAAACAAAAAACTCGCTGCACAAGGGAGCTTTCTTGCGCAATACTACCTTGATGGTCAAAGGGTCTTGGAGGAGTCGGAAAAAAAGGCCCAGAAAAGGATTGAAGACCAGACCAAGAGAGAGAAAGAGCTGATAAGTTTAGCGGAGAAGCAATATGCGGCTTACAAAAAGCTGGGAGAAATTGAGCAGTCAAGGCTTGAAACATCTCTTCAGATGAGAATTACGCTTTCAGACAAAGACATATCCGAACTCTCAACCGAATCAAAGGCCATAAGGGACTTGTATAGCGAAATCGGAGAGGTGCTTGGAATAACGACCAAGCAATGGAATATGTATGCCGAAGCGGGCCGAGATGTTGTCAGGGATAAGATTGCGGAAAAAATAAAGGAAAATCTTATAGCGGCTGGGGCGGTTACAAAGCAAGAGTTAAATGCGGCAAATTCGTTTGACAAAAGGCTGAAGCAGAAAAAAGAAGAGCTAAAAAACATCATCGCAACGACCAAGGCATCGCAAGAGCAAGACAAGACGCTTCTTGACCTGATAAAGACAAAGAGAATTGCTGACGCTCAAGGTGGCACAGGAGGAGGCGATGTGACTGATTCACAAAAGAAGGCGATTGATGGCGCAAGAGAACTTGTTGCCCTTGAGCAAACCCGATTGTTAAAAATAACCGAAGGGACTACCGAGTATGGCAATCAATTCGCAAAGGTCATTGAGGCCCGTAAAGCCTTAGTAAGGCTTGAGAGAGCAGGTACTCCCAAACAAATGGGCCTTGAACTCGCAAATCTTGACAAAGAGCTTGAAAGCTATACCAAAAAGATTAACGAAAACGTCAAGAAAGAAAGCGACAGGCTTCGCGAGGCAGAACTTGATATGGCGATTTCAACGGCTAAAGGAGTTGTTGATGCGGCTGAAAAAGGCACAAAAGAACGATTAATGGCCGAAAGGGAGTTGGCCCGTCAGGTCGCAAAACTTGAACTGTTTAAGGTAACCATATCAACAGACTCGGATGAGTTGAAAGCATTAAAGATTAAGTTGATAAACACCGAACTATTCAACAAGCTGACAAGCCTTACTGCTAATTACGTTAAAGACCAAAAAGATGCTCAAGACAAAATCGTTGAGGAAACCCAAGAGGCCAACGACCGTATTACCGACATAATCCAAGAGGCCAACGACCTTATTGAGAGGACTGAGGGCGATTCCTTTCAAAGAAGGATTGCAAGGTCAAACCAGATGTTTGAGGATATGGCGAGTAAGCTGAGGGACGAGATGAGCCAAACGAGCGACTTTGACCTGCTTGCCGAGCTAATCAAAAAGCTTAAAGAGGTTGAGGATGCCGGTAAAAAAGCCGCTTCCGCTATTTCCTTTGAGAGAGCCGGTGAGGTGCTTGATAGTGTTGGAGGCTTATACAACGATTTATCCAGGCTTCAGGCCGTTAGCTACGAGAATGACGCTATATCCCTAAAGAAACAGCTTGACCAAAAGTTGATAAGCGAACAAGAGTACGAACGAAAAGCGGCAGAGCTTGCCAGAAAACGTTTTGAACACGAAAAACAAGTTGCCACAGTAACCGCGATAATTGAAGGAGCTTCGGGGGCTATGAAGGCGATTGGAAAAGGCCGTTGGTGGGATCTTGGCGTTATTGCGGCTTCAACCGCAATTCAAGTTGCGACCATTCAATCTCAGCAATTTCCGGGATTCAAAGAGGGGGTTATTGACTTGCAAGGGTCAGGCACGGAGACCTCCGATAGCATCCCTGCTCGGCTATCCCGTGGCGAGTCGGTGATGACCGCAGAGGAAACGAAACAATACAAGCCCGCCCTACAAGCCATCCGGGATGGCGAGTTTGAAGCGTTTGTTGCGAAGCGATACACGAGCGCAATGCAGAAGCAGGATGTAGCATTGAACACCGGGGGTTCATTTGCCGACAATGTGTCCAACTCGTTTGATATGCAGACCGCTGAACTTGCGGCCTTGCTAAAGCAGAACCGAAAGGTAGCCATTAAGAATGTGGACGAGCTTGCTAAAGCTATGTCAAAACGAAACACGACAGATAAGGTCATAAACAGGAGGAGATTCAAATGAGCTATATCGTAACGCTTGATGGCGTTGTACTGAAGAACGAGCCTATGGACTTGTTGGATGCCTCTGTGGATGTTTACAGAGACAGCCAAAACCCCGGCATATTCAACACCTTTATATCGGAGGTTACGTTTTGGGGCGATGGGTATGATATTCTTTATTCGTACTTCAACTCGGACGTTGTATGCAAGACCGTTCCTATCACGATAGTTCAACAATGTCAAGACGGCTTGAATTTCAAGGGGATTATTTACGTTGAGGACTTGGAGGTTAACCTTGAAAGATGCACAATATCCTGCTCTATTGAGGACGATTCAATTATCAGTAGAGTCACGAGGTTCAGCGAAACTAAAGTTCCCGTAAACGGGGGCAAGAGTATGTCTGCTCCTGTTGATGGCGGTGTTTCTCTTTCAAACATAGGGGCTTTAACAACGACACCGTATTATGATTCATTGACAAATACGCCCACGCTGATAAACAAGCGATGGTTTAAGATACTTGAAACCACCGATTACGTTCTGAAGTACATTACGGACGGCAAGTGCAATGCGACAAGTAGCTATTTATCAAATAGCGCATACACCTACACGCCCGACACTTGGCGAGTTGTTCTTGACATCCTTTCTCCTATTCCGTTATTTTATCCTCCGAGTTCGCAATTTGACGAGTATGTAATTAAGATTAAAATATCGGGCGATATTTTTGGTGATGATGTAATTATAGAGGAAACGATAAATCTTCCAGGCATAGACAACCCTTTATTAAGCAATATCACCGATAGAGATATTGGTAGAAATCTTGCGATAGCCTTAAATTCTTCAAGGACATTTAACATTGACGCACCTTCTTGGCCCGATGTGTATGTTTTTAACAGGAACGCGGTTAACAAGGGGGATTTGCCTATTGGCGTTATTGTGCCGGATAAGATAAACGATGCGGGTCAAGTATATCCAAGCGGAGTGCCAATAGTCTTGATATTCCCTTGGAATGTTCAGTCCATAACTTGTTTGGACTTTTACAACAAGACCACGAAGGTAAGCTATATGAGTAGCATAAGTTTTACGGCCACAAGCCCTTCTCCGAGCAACCTAACCATTCAAACGCAGTTTAATTACGGGGCGCACAATTTCGTGTTTACTTCCGGGAATATATTGAAGTCTGGCCCGAAGAACGCTTCCTCAAACACATTTGTAAGCCCACCGTTTGAGGGGCGTGAAGAGTTGATGAACATATCCTTTGACGATTTAAGCACGGGGGTTTATTCTCTTTTCAACCTGTGTATTATCCCAAAGAAGAATCCAGACGGAACATACACCATACAAATAGAGCCTGAGCCTGAAACCTTTAACATTTCAACGCAGATATTTGAGGTTGAGGATATTAAGGACTTGATGTTCAAAAGGGGAGATACGTTTGTTTTTTCAGCCTTGCAAACAGGGCTTACGGGTTCAAGGACGAACTTCTATTTGCATCAGGGCATTGGCTTTACGACCGATTCTTGCTCGGACAGTTCGCTAAATGCGACTTCAATATTTTACCCCGCTAATTGGAACGACACATCCAACTTGTCGGACAACATTTCCGATGAGAACATCTATATGGCTGAAAAACTGCCATCGTCCACAAACTACCCCAACAATGTTGCCTTTTATCCCGTAAAAAGGCTTGGCGTTACGGCAACGTACAATATGGCAGGTCAGCAAGTGCCTCCTGCCACGATTACTTTTAATAACGATGCGGAAACCTGCTTTTCGGTTATCAATCACTTTGTCGCAAGAAACCACGTTAATAAGACGAGGAATGGATATTTGCTATCTGGAAGGAAAATACCAAAGACCAATAACACCTTCCCTTGGTGGGACATAAGTGGCATTGACACGGATATGAAGAACGAGCTGTCTTTTGAGTACCCAATCACGACTGCTCAATTAAATGACATTATTGACAACCCTTTTGGCTATATCCTTTGCGATGGCCGTAAGGGGTGGATTAAGAAAATTTCTTTCTCCATTAAAACAGGAATGACTACCTTTGAGCTTCTAACGGAATGATAAGTCCCAACCAACCTATTGTCTGCGTTCCCTCTACCAAAGGGAGAAACATTGCTCCCTTTGATGCTCTCACGAACGCGGATTACTACGGAATCGTTGGCTCTGCGGCCTTTTTGTCGGCTTCCAAGCTGACCTTTTGGGGAGGTTACAACGCCTTAACGGTTTGGTCGCTCTACAACAGCCGGGCCGATTCCACCGGGGCCATTCCTTTGAGCGACAACTATTACTCTCCCGGCTATCCCTTCAATCCAGGGTATTTCCAAATGACCCCGTGGCAGAGGTTTAATGCCAGAGCAACCTACGATGGCGCGACTCCCGCAAGCCCTTCAGTAACGAGCGCGTGTACGACCGCGGTATTCAACGAGTTCTACGAACTTTCCGAGTTGGAGGACACCTCTTGCGAGTACGAGATTTATGCTGAGACCATTTCGTTTATTGGCCCACCGAACGCCACGGTCTATGTGGACTACGGCATTCGCAACGAGTGCGATTACGCCCTGCTAAAGTTCAGGGTTTCCAACTTCACCTACAACACCAAGTCCGTAACCTATGGTAGTGCTATTGCCGTTGGGTTGAACAGGGTGGACATTACGGGCAACGGGTGGTATTCCTTGCCTATCATCTTGAATCCCCTCGGAGCAGGCTCATCCCCTCTTCCGGGGGCTTCTCCAAACTTCTTCATTCAGTCCCTCGGCCCGGAGCCTTATGTGCGCTTTGACGTTGACGCTGTTGAGATAACCTGCTTCACGCCCGATGGCACGGACTGCACGGACTGCAAGACGGGGGACTATGAGCAACCGGTGTTGCTTGAGGCGATTGATTATTGGGCTATCACCGAGACACGGGCGAATGCAGATGGGGCGATTCCTGCGTTGAGCGTTGTGCCTTACGGCCCTTGCGAGGCAGAGTTCAAGGCGAGGTTTGACGCGCTAATGGCCGGGCAGAACGATTACAACTCGGAGATGTTGAGCGTACAGGTTGATGATCCTTACTGCGGTCAGTACCTCTACGACCCATTGTTTACCGATTTAGTTCCCACGACTTCTCCGTTTGCCCCTCTTGGCATTGGAGCGACTACGAAATTCGCTTCTGCGGGGTGGTCGGGGAGATTTGCAGCATTCACCCCAGATCCTTTGGGGCCGACCTACAATAAGGTTGTATTTAGCTCTCTTTGGGCCGCGTTTTCTGGGGTTTCTGTTCCGATATTGCAAAGCTCTTCTCCGGGCCTCGCTTCGCTGACCGCCATAATGAATCAGCCGAACACGAGCTATCGTATAAAGCTTACAACGGAGAGCTATTTCGGTTTTTACATAACGAGCGGTGTAAAGGTCTATGCTCAAATCAACACAAACAGCAAGGTCTATTTGGGCGAGATAACCGCTCAAGGGACGCATTATTTCTACTACCGCACCGACTCATCCTGGAACAGCTTTGCGAAGCTATTGATTGAAGGGAATGTGGGCAATGCGTTCAGCTACGTTATTTCGGGCCTTGAGGTATCTCGCCTCGTTGAATACACGCCCGTGCTGATACCTTCGGTCAGGCTGAACCTTTCTTCAACCTTCCAAACGATTATTGATAGCGCAAGGGTATCGCAGGACTTTTCGGGAGCCGGGCCTTTCTATCCAATCATCTCCAACGCCCTCTACGAGTATTTCCACTTTGAGACCCGGACGGCTGAGTTGAACTACGACCCGCAGGCTTGTTTCCGCATCCTTATCACGAAGGACTATTGTTGGGACACGCAAGACCAATTCCGCACCCTTCCAACCACCCCAGACTCGCTTGAGTTTTGCATTACGGAGCCTTACAAGTGGATCACGGATCCGTGCAACACCCTGCGAATCGGAGCCGGGCAAGACACCTCCGAGAGCAAGGAGGCTTGTGCCTTTGGGTTCACTTACCCAACTGTTTCGGAGGCTTTAGGCGTTACGGAGTGGTTGCACTTGACACGCATCTACGGAGAGCTTAGAAACCCGCAGTACGATGGGGAGAGCGTTTCCTACCAGGATAGCCGTGGGAAGAAGCGGATTGTCTATGTGGAGAGCCGCGAGTTTATGGAGATGGTGATAAACTTTGCTCCTAAGTGGGTTCACAACTTCCTCCGCTTGGCTTGTCGGCACGACTTCTTTTACATCCACGATGGAAATACGGACGCTTACTACTTCACCCGCTCGGAGACCTATTCACCCACTTGGATTCGCACCCGGTTGATTGCTCCTGCGTTCTTGGAGGTTGAGGTGAAGGAGCAGGATTTGAGGAAGGAGCTGTGTTGCATCGGCTTTGTCGGGCAAGAGCCGGGCGATGACCAAAGGCTTCCTGCGCCTGAATCGGAGTATGTGGTCTATGGCCCTCCTGCTCCCGGTGAACCTGGAGACGAAGAAGACACCATCTTTGACTTAAGTTTTGATTTCACCTTTGAGTGAGTATCTTTGTAGCATCGTGCGTTGTGGCCTGTCTGCCATCCAATGACAAACTCAAAATCCTTTCAATTTTAATCAAATGGCTTATTTAGAATATGGCTGTTCCGCTTTGCCCGACCACGAACTCGTAGATTGCGGCAATTACAAACGCGGTGGCATTTCTGCGATAGGTATTCTTGAGGAAGACGCTTTCGGTACGGGCGCAACTTTTGCGACTGCTGCCGATTATAGCAATGGCGCGAAATATGCTACTGCTATTGCCGCGGGAGACCTCAAGATTATCAAGAACATTCGCGGTACTGTCCCTGACGCATCTCCCGTAGATGTTGACAATCCCGTTGGCTGTGGCCCACAAAGCCTCTTGGCCGGGTTTGACTTCACCGCTACTTGGATGGATGCCAACACAACCGATGGAAGTATTGACTTTTATCGCGCTCTCAACAAGCGCGTGACGGGGTTGATTCTCTACTTGTGTGGCTCTGGCGAGGTTATGGTGATTCTCCAACCCGTGAACTACGTTTGCCTACCGGTGAATGTCCCTGCTTCCAACAAGGAGTTGCAGATGTTCAACTGTACGGCTCGTGCTTCCCTCGGCCCCGACCAATTGCCCCAGAAGTACCCTGCGCCTTCCAACGCAGACGCTATCTTCGGAGTGTAAGTTAATCCTCGGGAAAAAGAAGAATCCTCGGCCAATGGTCGGGGATTTTTTTTGGGATTTACCTATATTTGCACAAATGAGTGAACAAACAACGGGCATAGTGATAATGGCCTTCGGGAAGGCAGCTTATCACGAAATGGCATACAACTTCGCCCTATCGGTGAAACACTTTGACCGAGACCTTCCGATTCAGTTGATTTGCGATAAGCGGGATGTCTTAATCCCCCACAAGTATTGGGTCTTTGACATTATCACCATTATCCAACACGAGGACATTTACACCTCGTATTCATTCAGCCCCGGCAAGGCCAAGACCCGCATTGACAAGTATATGGCCTTTGACAACAACCTGTACTTTGACATTGACGGCATTGCGCTCAAGTCGCTGAAACCTTTGGTGGAGAGGATGTTGGCTTTGCCCGAAGGCCAGCCTTTCTTCTCTCAAACCGCTTCGTGGACTGATCCAGAGGGCAGAACTCCAATGGCGAACCTAAAGCAAAATGGCCCCGACTTCCCAGAGATGCAATGGGCAACGCTTGATGTGATTTGGGAATACCACGAACTGCCTGACGATGCGATGGTTACGGCCATTAACAGTTCATTTATGTTTCTTCGCAAGGGGGAGAAGTTGACTCAGTTCTTTGAGCAGGTTCGGGACAACATTGACAACGGCATCCCGGTAGATAAGCTGAAGATGCCTTGGGGTGGCACATACCCTGACGAGCTTGCCTTCAACATTGCCTGCGCTCAATTTCGCATTGACCCGTGGTGCGGGTTGAACCCCGTCTATTTTCAGTTTCGCAATTCAATGACGGGAAAGATTGTTAAATGGGTCTATGAGAACTATTATATTCTCGGCCTTTACGGAGGCGTAGGATTTACGCACAATTCGGCCTGGGAGATGTCCTGCAAGCTTTTGGGGCAGTACCACGCAAATATGGGCTTGACCCACGAATACAAATGGCATAGCCTTGTAAAGCAAAAACACGCAGGACAACAAAAACAGCTGATACGATGGAATTAGAAGGCTTTATCTCTATCATAACGACCTGCAAGGGCCGTATGCACCACTTGGAGGAAGCACTACCCACTTGGACAAATCAAGTAGGCAACAACTATGAAATCATCGTGGTGGACTACGGAGACCCAGATAAGAGCGCGGATTATGCTGAGGAACTATGCGACCACCGGGTTC